ACAGGCCACAGCGTGACAGTCGGTGACAAAAGACGGTCAAACCAATAAACCGTCGTAAAGCCTTGTTGCTGCTTATTGGGGTATGACGCATATTCTGTGCGGCTGATCGGCATAATAATACGATCAATTGGCTGGGACGAAGAATTAACCGTCTCCATATACGCATCAAGAATCATGACAGTGCTGGCATCTACAGAGTAAGTAGCTTGCCCCTGTACAAGCGGCACAGTCACAAGATCAACTTGCCAGAGGTTAACTCCTTGGTTAGACCAACGAGCTAACATCAAATTAGTAGCCATACGGGCGGCTTCTAAATGCTCTTGAAGCAAAGATGTGCCACGGACGCCTATGAGGTTATAGGCATAAATGGTCAACTCGCCAAGGCCAGGGTTGAAATTATATGTGCCACTTGTGGTCATTAGCTGCCCTTAGAGTGCGCCTTCGTTAGCGATTAAAACACCTTCAAAAGCCAACCCAACAGCAGCCGTACCAGTGTTCATAGCTACCTGCCACTGAATGTCAGTTTGAGCGGCATAAGCATTTGGATAGGTGCGTTCAACAATGAAGTTAGCGACAAATGGACGCTGAGCGAACACCGATGTAACACCAGATGCGCTAGTTGTCTGTGTGCGATAGGTTGTAAACTGGCTTGCTGTATAAAGAGTGCTAGTGAACCCCTGTGCGCGATTGAGGTAGAATGTATAACCGGTAGGGACCGTATAGATCGAAGCTTGGCTACGGTTAACGCCAACCGCAATTTGAGAATAAGTCGTGCCGCCATTCTTTGCGGTAATCACACCAGCAGGTGAACCTGATGTCACAGACATGCTGTTGATTCGCAGATACGAATTGGTGGTGTTTACCGTACCAGAAGCGTTCAGCGTCACAGTCTCAGAAATTATGTTGTAATTGGCGTCCAAGCCATTGATCAAAACCTTCACACCAGCGTCAGTGGCACCAGATGCAGAAGCGACAGTCATGACAACAGCACTGCTGGGGAAAGCGTATGTCGTAGCATTTTCCCAAGTGGGAATGAAAGCAGTGCCCACAGATGCGTTATAGCCGTAGATGCTGACAACGGAATGGCCAGTGATTTGCCCACGGGCAACCTGCAACTCAAATGGCTCAAACTTACCATTTCGGGTAATCGAGTCTAAAACAACACCGGAATAATTGAAGGAAGCCATTGTTATTTACCTTTCGAGCGAGCGGCGGCTGCGTTATCGACCAAATTTGGATAGGGGCGGCCAGCGGCGCGGGCGCGTGCTTTGGCAGACTGATGCTGCTTCTGCGTTAAATGTTTAGAGTGGTGTTCTTTAGGAAGTTTCTTTTCCCAAAAAGCTTTTTCCTTAGCCATGGCAACCCCACTTGCGAAGCGATTTGTTGATTCGACTGTCTGGATCAGCCGCCTTAGCCGAACCAGTCATCTTGCGCTTCATGCCCGTCATCCGCTCACAGAATGACTTATGACGAGGATTGCTACTGTCTTTGGTAGGGGCTTTAAGATTATGACCTTCCGCACGAGCCGACGCACGGCCCTTTTCATTTAGGCCACCAGATGGGCTTTTCCCTTCTTTGCGTGTCCATGCCCCAGTCATAATAACCTCTTTTGGTAAAACGGGGGCTTTATGCCCCCGCTATATCAGACCAACTAACAACTCTTAGTTGTCGTTGATGCTGCCGCTCACGTTGCGGCCAGCGGCGGGTTTGCCACTAGCAGCAGATGACAGCGGGTTCATGTTAGAACCGGTGCGGCCACCAGATTTGCGTGGCTTACGGCCAGCGTGATGCTTTGCATGTTCGCCATGCTTAGCAACAGTTTTGCCGCCACGTTTACGGGCTTTAGCTTCAGTTTCTACATTGCTATCATAAGTATAGCTTTTGCCTTTTTGCTTTGCATCTTCTGCGGCTTCGTTAACGCCACCAGATGCACGATGTTTACGACCCTTCATGCGAGCCTCCTACTACGATGCGTTGTTGATGCCTTGGAGATAGGTCACAGTCAATGTGCCTACGCCAGAGCCAGTGTTAGCGGAAGTAACCAAAATCTGGACGTCTTTTGGACCACCAGTTTGGAACGTGCTGTTTGATACGTTATCCCAGTTTGCAATCTGAGCGGCAGTGGATGGCGTAATAGCCACCAAGCCAACAGATGCGGCGCTTTCAGTGTTAGGTGAAAATGCAGTGGCAGCAGTCGTGCCAGCAGTTGCACCAACGGAGAAAGTAGCTGCTGTACCAGTAAACGCAGTTGTCACCATCAAGTTGATGGAGAGAATTTGCGACTGAGCAGGGATTACAATCGTAGTAGCACCACTTGCTTGTGTCACCACAGCAGATTGTGCCATCACAGCATAGCCAGCGTTTGCCGTACCAGTCGTACCACCCAAAGCGGCAAGGTTACCCGTGCCATCTGAGTGAATGACATTACCAGCAATCAAAGGGCCAGTAAAAGTAGAACCGGCTTGAACCGGGCTACCGTTGTTGTTCGGGTAAAACCCACCGTTAATATCGGACATTTTTGACCTCCTTTAAGAGATTTACGGAGTCTTTGGTCCTAAGTAATGGATTGCCGACAAAAGAATACTAGCATCTTCTTTCAACTTTCCAATCCCTGTATTGCAGTCAAAACATAAAAGTCCGCGTATTTTACCAGTTTGGTGGTCATGATCGACGGCAAGATTTTTAGTTTTACCGTTTCTCTTATGTGTCTCTGGTTGATTACAGATTGCACATAAACCACCTTGGCTATCCCACATCCTCTTATATTCTTCTAATGATAGGTTAAAGTTATTTCTAAGTGATCTGGCTTGTTCTTTTTGAGGGTTCATCTTCCTATAAGCACGCAAGTAAGCATTTTTACCTTCTTGGGACTTATGATCGTATTCACCCGCAATTCCATCAAAAAGTGTTAAATTTTCAAATCGACAATCATTTATATCGCCGTTTTTAAATCTAACCCTTCTCTCTGGCCACTCGCCCTTCACATAAAACCACGCTAGTCTGCCTATTGTGATTTCCTGACCAAAAATCCGAACGTAATTGTAGCTTTTACTACTTTTACTTCCAGCTATTGACCCTGCCTTCACATTTTTGGCGGGACTTATCTTCCACTTAAATTCTCCAGTCTGTATGTTGTAGTCCAGTGCAGACTGAATTTGTTTATGCGAAAGACTTGGTGTTTTTACTTTACCCTTCATCTTGTCACTCCGGTTTATGATTCTAAGAACCATAAACCTTCGTGACACACAATTCAAGAAATTACTACGAAACCAATTAACCCAACATTATCAAGATGTTGGGAAGTTACCGTAGATACTCCTCCAATTGTAATAGCCAAAACTGTACCGCTCGTAGCCTTTAACCAAAAGGTTATCGGTCACGAAGTCGACTTGCATATCGGTTTCAAACTTGACGCGTTCCATGTATGACAGACCGTCAATGTTGGTGAGCAAGAACCATGCATAAGATGAAGTCAAGAAGTCGTTCACCATGTAGGATTCTGGCAGACCGCCACTGGTTGACATGATTGCATTAACATCATTATCTGCTGTACCGGGGCGCAATTCAGTCTTTAAAAGACGGATAGCAACTGGCTCCAATGCAGGAGGAATGATGAGCTTGCGAGCGCGAGCAAATGTTTTCAGACCAGCCTGATCTCTGAAGTTGGTGCGAACAGCGATCATTGCGTTAAGCAGTGTTGCTTCGTTCAAATCAACTTGAGTAGCTGGTGTGTTAGCAACCGTACCACCGTCAATCGGATGGCTTGTGGAGCAGAGTGCCACGCCATCGCCACCAACTGCTGAGTTGTATGTGGTTGCAGTGTTGAACACATTAGCGCCATAGATTTCCTTAGTTTGTTGGAATGATTCAATCAAGCCAAGGTTAGATGGTGCAAATTGTGTCTTGTAGAGGTTGTCGTCAATTGCCTTACGGGTAATTGCATACCCAAGTGCAATTTCGACATGCTCTTGATTGTACACATAGCGTTCGCCAGCGTTGTTATCGAAAGCGGTTTGGCCGCCCTCAGTTTTCAACTGAGCAAGCCCCAAGTAACGCATTTCAGCGGTACGTTCGAGAGCCATTTTCGAGTCATGCTTGGTGAACATTTTGTCGTACTGAGATGGGATCATCTCGTACTTGCCTTCAACCCCACGGAGGCCGGGGAGGAGAAGGTCTTTAATGGAACTGAGATTGACAGCCATTGGTCCTTACTCCTTAAACGCCTTGCAGGTTGCGTGTCACAACGTTGTTGAACATCACAATCGCCCAGTCATAGGGTTGGCC